TACATTATCTGAATCTAAATCAGATAATATATCCTGTGTTAGTTCTAGTAACGTCATTGAAGGCATTAGGCTGTCCTACGAATAATAACTGTTATAGTACATCGAGTAGTGGTTGCATTACTTGTGGCTATAACAAAATTTACTGCTTGACCTGCTGTTAAAGTATTATTGCCACTTGGGGTCGCTGTATCGACATCGCCCGCTGCACTACCTGATTGGGTAATAGTAAGTACGCCATTTGTTACTGCGGTACTACCTATCTTAGCTGTTATTACACAATTAGCAGTAGTAAAGGCATTGTCAATTACGCTTGTAATACTAGTAATTGTTCCTGCATAAGGAGTAGCTAAATAGTAAGTAGTATCAGTAACTAAATTTGCTATGTGTAGATTAAGAGCAAACTCTTGGAACTTCCATACTCCTGCTCCTGAAGTAGCATGAAGGGTCTTATTTGTAGTAGCAGTAGATACACCTTTAACTTCATGTAGTTCTGCATTACTTATATTTTTGTGTTCTATTGTCATAAGAAAAAACCTAGAAAAGGGGAGATAAACTCCCCCGTTAGATTAAGATTCCACCATTAAACCATGAGCTTCTAGTAAATCTAGAATTTCGATTTGCTTTGCCCGTAAAACAGCGATATCTGCTCTAGCAGCATTAATAGATGTTATTGCTAGATTACGATTTCCTGCTGTATCATAAGCACCTGCCGTAGCTCCTGTACCACCTACGGGAGCAGCTACTTGTGTTATTGAAGCAGGATCAGCTATGTTAGTCTGTCTTTCTGTTATAAGAGGTCTACTAAGACTATCAGCCAGTAGACAGTTCTCTTTAATTGGATTTGCCATTACATTCTCCTAAGAAAAAAAGGGGAGCGCAAAAGACTCCCCTTTAGTTTGTTACATTATATACAAAAACATTCCCAATTAAGCAGCAGGAACAGTTAAGTACTCTATGATGATTCTTGCTCTACCTGCGGTAAACGTACCCGTAGCTACAACTTGAAGTTGACCTACAGCATCAGTTTTTGCCATGATAGCATTTCCTGAGTTACTACCCGAAGCACAAGTTGAAGATTTAAGTTCTAGAAGAACTTCAGAAGCATCAATAGAAGCTGTAGCTAACGCATCCCATAGTTTATCTTCACCTGAACCAATAGCCGAAGCATCAGTTTCCACAAGATCAATATCATAGCTAGTTCCACCTGCGAAGGCAGTGATTACTTGGAAGTAAGCTTCAACAATATAAGTATTCGCAGGTATGCGAAGAATCATTTTGTTATCACCACTTACAGGTAGATCATTAAAATCAAACGTCCATTCAGCCGTTTTAACTGGCCCATTATTCTGAGTTACACCACCAAATTTCTTGTTGGTAACTCTTGACCCATAATGATTTTCTACACCCCTAATTAAATTAGTTTCAAATCCCATAATAATCTCCTTTTAGTAGTTAGTTGGGTGAGTAGCAATTGCGATCAGAGTATCTGTTCGCTGAATACCTAGCCCAAAACGTGAAGTTACTTGGAAATTATCACCGCGATTATTTGGATCGCGCCAACCTTCTGTGCGTGGCTGTCTGCGCCATGCGTGCATAACTGGCTTACAGTTATCATCTGCAACACACATTGCAACATTCACAACATCCCCAATTTCAGCAGTATCATTTGCTAGATTGTAACTAGAAGCATTTAGTGCTTCAGTAGCAGTTTTTACTGGTAGGAAGTTACTTGTCCAAATATCAAACCCGAATATATTCTTAACAAACTTATGTTCTTTAGCAAAACCTTCAGTAATAATACCTTCAAAATGAGGGTTATTACTTACGTTTACTAAGTTAGTAAGGCTGTTAAAAGTTGCTTCTACAACTGGATCAACAATCATAATACGACCATTAGCAGGTGTTCCTGCTTTATCCATTGATAGTTTAGCAGCAATAATGTCACTAAGAGTCATAACACGGGTAGCTGAACCTGCGCCACCTGCGACCCAACGATGAGGCTGTCCGTTAACCAAGTTAACATTAGCATTCGTTTGTCCAGTTCCACTTTCGCTACCTGCAACTTGCAAGAAACGAGTTTCGTGATTTACCGCTAATGCCCTAGTAGATTCTACTGCCCGCATACTCATAAGAGCTTCTACCTGCGCCCCATCTTCCCTTAGTTCATCAGACACTCGCCAAGCATCAGCTTTGTAATCTGTAATACCAAGAGTAAGGGTGTTGTTGTCGATTGCATTGAAATCAAGTGGTGTGTCTTCCGCACCATCTTGGATCGTTACAGTACCGATTGTTTTAATGTTTAAAGTCGTTCCACTCCCAAAATCTGTCACATCACGCCACAATCCGTCAGGAAGGGCAAATGTTTGTAGATTGTCAAGAATAAACTGACTATACTGTTCTGCTTCAATAAAAGCAGTTGAGTTACTTGTCAATTGAGACATAAAATATTTCCTTTAAGTTAATTATAAACCAAGATTCTTTCTAGCTTTTTCTCCTGCAATTGCCCAAGCTGTTTTAACGTCTTTAGTATCAAAGCTTTTTACTTTAGCATTAAGATCTCCTGTAGGCTCTGCTTGATACGCTTGTGTATTAACAGATCCTATAGTAGGAGAAACATCAGTTTGTTTTTGTTCAAATCCTGCCATTTTAAAAACAGCAGTAGGTGAATTTGCAGCAATTATATTCAAATCAGCTACAGTAAGACCAGAATCAGTGGCAAGTTTGTTATAAACATCCTCGCCTTTATTACCGTATTGCTTCATAAAGCGTTGCGCCACGGTTTTATTATTCTGAGCCTTTACTTTACTTTGCTCTATTTTGGTTAACTCTTGGTTAACCATTGTAGAAATGTGTTCTTGATTTACTTCTGCTCTAGGAGTTGTCTCCCCCGTTGCTTGGGTAGATCTTAATTCATCGACAAGTTCTCTGGTTGTTCTCTGTCCTTCCAATGTTTGCTTCAAGGAAGCGTTCTCAGCTTCGATTGTTGCAATATGAGATTGGGCAGGGGCAATAGAAGCATAAGCTGATTCTAAAGTTGAGTACTTCTTTCCCTCTCCTACGATCCCTTGTAATTCTGTCGGAATTACTGGTGCGGTTTGGGTATCTGCTACGGGTGCTGCTGTCTCTTCAGGTTTGTCACCTTCAAATATTGTTTCTTCAGTCAATTTTAATTCCCTTTGTCAGGTAAAAATTTAAGTATCCTTTCAATGCGTTTTAAATCGCCTAATAGAAAGGATTGTTGCTCCGCCCATGATGGGCTTAAAAAACTTTCTTCAGAGATCATTTTACGATAGGAGGTAGCTTTTTCTTCTTCTAGATATTTTCTTAGAATATCCACCACATCCTGCTTCGACATTAATCCCCAATCTTCTTTATCTACACGTAAAAATTTATTCATAAATTATATTTAAAGTAATAGTTATATGAAGCTACATTTTTATGTACTCCACTATTATACCACGAAATAGCTAAAAAGTCAAGACATTTCTTATTTATTTAATCAATTATCTCTTCTTCTAAAGGAATTGATTGTTCATTTTGCAATTGAATTTCTGCTTGTTGTGCTGCCCCTTGTGTTTCTTTTTGCTCTTGTACAGCTATATTAGGGCTAATTAACTGGAATTTCTGAAGACCCATTGCTTCTTCTAACATCTTAGCCAAGGCTATTGAAGACACATGAGGAGCTATTACTCCTGCTATTGGCCCATTAAAAATTCCCATAACATTCTGAATCAATTGATTTCTTGATGCAAAATGCCTCGCGCCCATAGGAATTAACTTACCCTTTGCGGTTATATCTGTCTTCTCAATATTCATAAACTCAACTACACCAATATCCTCATCCATAACTCTAATAAGATCTGATGTATCTAAATTTCTCCTAGAAACTTCAAGCATCTTATTTAATGCTTTTTCCAAAAATCTACGTTCAAATTTATTTGTTTTATTAAGGAAGATTCGTTGTGCTGCATTATCTAGCTTCTCTACTTCAAAAGCTGTTTTTTCTCCTTGTGTACGAATACCTAGAGCATTTTTAGGACTACCTGCTAGTTCTTCCATAGTACTCATTAATCCACCAATCTCATTATTAGTTGCTAGAGCTTGTGGATTAAGGTTAAGCATCTGTACAGCACCATCTTCAGGTAGGTGTACAATGCCTTTAGGTTGCCATGCAAAGGGTTCGACTGCCCCCTTTAAAGCAATCATAGGGAATACACTTAGATCAAACGCATCTGCTTTAAGATTCTCTAAATGATCTAATCTATACTGTAGTCCTACTAGATTATCCAGAGGCCCCATTGCCCATAAGTTATCTGGGCGTTCTCTCCACCCAACATGAACCATATCATCTCTACCCATCCAACTAGGATTCTCAATACTACGGAGGGTAAATTGTCGATCAATAACTGTAATGATTACATTTTCTTTTAGTTCATCTTTGTCTTGGTCATATAAATCTCCTTTAAACTCCAGAATTTCTATAAGTCCTGATTGTAGATATTCAGATAAAGAACCAAACCCATCAAAAGCTATTCCTTCCG